TATAACGTACTAGTTTGTTGCGAGAGCCCCCTCCCCCTAGCATACTTTCGAGTATATGTCAATAGGTAGTTTCCCTAGTTGACAAAGCAGAGATATGGGAGTATAGTAGTGTCCCTCTTAAGCCACTCTATTAGGGTTTATATCTATAGACATTTCATAGCATTCTGTTATTATCTAATCATCAACACAAGGGAGGAATTATGAAAACTAAACCATTTATTAACATGTTCGGTAGTGAAGTACAGTTGACACGTGATCAGTTTATTGATCGCTGGATGGATAAGACCGAAGGCTTTATGATGTTATTTTCAGAGCATGGTAATCCAGCACAATTAATGAAATTCAAAAGCGAAGTACAGCGTATGGCAGGATTATCCTGGGACGAGCAGTAAGGGTTTGCCCTAGTTGACTTAATCAGTTGACTAGGGTATTCTTAAAACACTAGAGGAGGGTTTATGGAATTAACAGTAAAAATAAAATCAGTTTATGGTAACGATATGATTTACCCAGTAAACGATACGGCTCAGAAATTTGCTAATCTAATTGGTAAGAAGACATTCAGTAAAGTAGACCTTGCAATTATCAGTAATTTAGGGTATAAGATTACTCAAACAATGGAGGCATTAATATAATGAAGACAATAACCCCAGAAATTTTCAGGCTTTATGTAGACGGAAAATATGTAGATTATTATGGTAGTTTAAAACGAGCAGAAATAACAGCTAGAATGTATCGTAATCAAGGTAAAACTGTAAAAATTTTAGAAGACATGCTAGACGGGACTGGCTCACTTAAAGAGGTTAACTATCAATTAGATTAATTTTAGTAGATATATCTAGGGTTTTACTTGACTGGTTCAAAATCCTAGAGTATATTTATTAATAACGATGGAGGGTTTACAATGATCAAACTAAGCAAAACAAGTAAATTAGATGGCATTATGTCATGGAGTCTTCAAGCTTTAGACACTTGCCCAGGATCTAAAGATAGTACAGGTAATCTAGTGCCAGCTTGCCAAGGATGTTATGCAACTACAGGTAATTACAGGTTTGCTAATGTAAAGAAGCCTAGAGAATTTAATAGGGAAGACTGGAAGCGTGATTCATGGGTTAATGACATGGTACAGGCTTTAGATTCTAGTAGATATTTTAGGTGGTTTGATTCTGGGGACATGTACGACCTTAGACTAGCTGAAAGAATTCTAATGGTAATGGTTCGTACTCCATGGGTTAAACACTGGTTACCTACTCGCATGCATAAATTTGACAAGTTTAAAAGCGTTATAAGGGATATGCAGGGCTTGCCTAATGTAGTGGTACGATTCAGTAGCGATAGTGTCACTGGAGGGGTTATAGAGGGTTTAAACACTAGTACAATATTCAGTGATACAGTGCCAGAAGGTGCGACAGAATGCCAAGCTTATCAGCATGAAGGGAAGTGCAATGGTTGCCGAGCATGTTATGACAAGAGCGTGAGCGTGATAGCATATAAAGCACATGGGGTTAAGATGTCTAAGGTAATCAAGATTATAGCAACTAAGGGTTAACACCTATAGACAATGTAATAAATTGTAGTATACTTGTATCATCAACTAAGCAAAGGAGAATTAAAAATGTTAGTATTCAAGTACGCAAGTAAGAAGGATTTAAAAGCTAGTGTAGGTCAACGATTAAAGTATATAGAGACTAGTATTTTTGGTAATGAATATGTTAGTACAGGTAAAATAGTAGGTGCTAATCGTCCGCATATTACAGGAATGGGAAGAGAGTTTTTTGCCGAAGTTACTATGAATGATGGTTTAATTGTAGGAGTTAAATAAGATACTATAGGGGGTTTTCCCCTATAGACAATGCAGGAATTTATGATAGAATGTATTTAACTTAGGAGGGTTTTAAAATGATGGCTACTTATCAGGCAGTGGGATTAGCAGAGGGTTTTATTGAAGCAGATAGTGAAGACCAGGTTTTAGAAGCATGGCAGACCTTAGTAGATACTGGTATGGCATGGCAGTTACAAGGATGGTTTGGTCGTACTGCTAGACATTTAATTGAGGAGGGATATATAAATGAGCGTATGTAATCCAATTAAAGAGATAGTATTTGACGGTAAGAAACCAAGCTATGCCAGGGTTATGAGGGCAGTAGGTGAAGAGATTAGCAAGGGTCACACTGACATCACTGTCTTATGGGGTGAGAATTGGGTAGACTTATACTTCGATCACAGGGTTAAGCAATGGTTTGGTAGTGGATGGATTAGAGATATTGATGGATCATATATCGCTGATGAGTTGAACGATATCCGAGCAGAAGCACAGCGAGAGATTGCAATGTTAAACTTATGGAATACTTAGGAGAATAAAATGGGTAAGCTAAAGAATAAGTTAATTGATGAGCAGGACGCTAAGATTATTGAAGCAGAGAAGCACCAAGATGTTATTTGTAGAGACCCTGAAACTATTCGCTGGCTAGAATCAGTGAACAGAGCAGAGAGTAACTATCAAGCTAATCGAGGTAACACTGGCGTACGTTGGAGTGGAGACTAATATGTTTAATGACAATCAAGACCAATGGATTAAATATATTTTATGGTTTGCACTTGCTTACTTTGGTGGACATGTGCTATACTATATCGGGTTAGAATTATCTTGTTACTTATATGGGATACTACAATGAGAAAGCTATATAAAGTTTTAGATGATGATGGATCAGTAGTTAGAATTTTTGGTTATAAAGAAGAAGCGGAACGGTTTAGTAGACTAGACAAATCCCTTAAGATTCAAGTAGTTATGATGGAACGTAAGAAGAATGCTGAGAATAAATTTCAATGGGCTTATAAAATTTTAGGAGATGCACTATTATGAGATGTTACTGTTGTAATAAAATATTGTCGGACTTCGAAGCCACTCGTAAGAGTGTACATACGAATGAATACTTAGACATGTGTAACCGATGCTACGCTACTGTTAGTGATGACTTACTTACCTATGAAAGGACAGACCTATATGATGAAGACGAAGATTACGAAGGAGACGAGGGATTGGATAGTAACGAGTATGATTCATTTGGTCGTATGGATAATAGGGTTGACAATGATATTTAAATATGCTATACTATCTACTTAAGAGTATTTATATAGTAAGTATTTTATATAGTATGTACTTAGCAGTTAACTTAGAAGTTAAACTTAGGAGTAACTATGGAAGATAACTACGAAGAAGAAATGCACTACCATTTTGTCGTGCAACATGCAGTTGATGCTGCTGGAAGGTATGGTATTGATACTGTCTTACAAGATATCACCGATGCTTGGAATTTTAAGATTAAAGAACACGATACTACTGCGGAGTTTACCTATGAATAAACTTGTTGATGAAGCACCATTCCACCCAGGGTATGAGGATGCAGTAGTTAACCCTACTCCTTTGTACTTCGGAGTAGACCCTGCTAAGATGATCTGGAAACCTAAGCCACTGAGTGAGGAAGAGATATTAAAGATGGCTTCTGATATGTTTCACTATACGGAATACAGATTAGTGATTGAGTTTGCTAGAGCAATTGAGCAAAGGCATGGGATTAAATGAACGCATACAAATTAGCAGATTTGATTGGAATGTGCGGTGATGGTGGATATAACCAAGATGCCGCCAATATGCTACGCCAACAAGCAGACCGCATAGCGGAGTTGGAGAAAGGTGAAGAAGTTGCTGGTAGGTTCTACTGGGAAAGTGTTGTAGATGGTCATGTAATGGCTGTCCCAAGCGAAGGAACACCACATTACAACAAAGATGATTTTCCACTCTACACCACACCACAAATAAAAGAGTTAAGTGATGAGGAACTCAATAAAGCGTTTGATTACTACTGCGAAACAGATGAAGGCGTATTGCGATTCAATTATGAACTGCGTGATGAGTGGAAGAAAGAGCAATTAAGCCGTTGGAAAGAAGCGTTTAAGAAAGCGAGTGAGAAGTGAAAACAGAAAGTAACTTTTTGAAACACATACCTTGCAGTACCTGCGGATCTTCGGATGCTAATAGTATCTATGATGATGGGCATGAGTACTGTCATAAGTGTGGAACGTATAAGAAGGGCTCAGAGGCGATGGTTCAGGCTGTCCTAAGGGAGGGTATCACCGCACCTGAGAAGTCTTCTCCTAAGCAGTTTAAATCAGTTCTAGAGGCATTGGCTAACGTAGAAGCTACCCCAGTTGTAGAGCGTGGTATATCTACACAGACTATGCACTTCTTTGGTGCAGGTTCTGATGGTACTAGTTACTACTTTCCATATTGTGATATGACTGGTAAGGTGGTGGCTGCTAAGACTCGCTCTATGACTGAGAAACAATTCAGTGTGGTGGGTGACTGGAAGGAAGCGGTGCTCTTCGGGCAGAACAAGTTCACTCCTGGTGGTAAAGCTATCACGATTACCGAGGGTGAGTTCGATGCACTGGCATGCTATCAGCTAACAGGTTCTCGCTACCCAGTGGTATCCATTCGTAACGGTGCTACGTCAGCATTGAAGGATTGCCGAGCAAGCTTTGAATATCTGGATTCCTTTGATAAGATTGTGATCTGCTTTGATAATGATGAGCCAGGTCAACAGGCAGCTAACCAAGTGGCTGAGTTATTTGGTAGCAAGGCACATATCTTTCGATTCCCTAAGAAGGAACTCAAGGATGCCAACGATTACCTGATTCAGGGATTGGTGAAAGAGTTTGTTGAGGAGTGGTGGAACGCAGAGAAGTATGTACCTGATGGTATCGTAGCAGGTTCTACCTTATGGGAACTCGTTAACCAGCCAGTCGAGAAGGCTGAGGTGCAGTATCCCTATTCGGGTATAAACGGGTTAACTTACGGTATCCGACAGGGTGAACTGGTAACGATTACTGCTGGATCAGGACTAGGTAAGTCTCAGTTCATGCGGGAGATTGTGTGGCAGATTATCAACAAGACTGAGGATAACATTGGTCTTATGTTCTTGGAGGAGTCGGTCAAGAAAACTGCTAAGAGTTTGATGTCACTTGCTGCAAACAAACCATTACACTTACCTGATTGTGACGCTGATGAGGAGGAACTTAGACATGCATTTGATGCTACCCTTGGAACTGATCGTGTATTTTTGTTTGATCATTTTGGGTCTACCGCCATTGACAATATTATCAATCGAGTACGCTTCATGGCAAAAGGTCTCAATTGTCGTTATGTATTTCTTGATCACGTGTCGATTGTGGTATCTGCTCAGGAGAATGGCGACGAAAGAAAAGCATTAGACGAGATCATGACTAAGCTTCGTACCATTGTGCAAGAGACTGGCATTGCTTTGTTTGTGGTGTCTCACCTTAAGCGTCCTGAATCTAAGGGGCATGAGGAAGGTGCTGCTACATCGCTGGCACAGTTGCGTGGGTCAGGTTCGATTGCTCAGCTATCAGACATGGTAATTGGATTAGAGCGTAATGGTCAGCATGAGGACGAGGTAGAGCGTAACACTACCTATGTACGAGTATTGAAGAATCGTTTTAGTGGTTTAACTGGGTTGGCTTGTCGTCTCTTGTATAAGCGTGATACAGGCAGAATGACTGAGCTCCCTCCTGAGGAGAAGACATTATGAAAAAGATTTTACTTGCAGTAACTGCTATGTTAGTGTATAATAATAGCATGGCTTGTACTACCACAACAGTGGTGACTCCTGATGGTAGGGTTACAAGCTGCACAGTGTGTGCTACGGTGGTAGTATGTCAATGATTAAATGGAGTGGTACAATACTATGTTTAATTGGAATAGCGTTAACTAGCTTCAATGTATATCCACTTAATATACTATTTGGACTGGTTGGATCAGGCTTGTGGACTTATGCTGGTGTACTGCAGCGTGACATACCTTTGATCCTGGTTGAGGCTGTAGCAGTTGCCTTGTACTTTGCAGGGGTGGTCTCTTATGTAACATATTCGTTGCATAAATGGCTTTAACGTAACATTTATATTACATTAAGGAATGATATGAGTTTATTACAGATGCCTAAGGTTATTGAATCAGTCAACGAACTGGGTGCTAAGGTTGCTAAGTTAGAGCTGATGGTTAAAGAATTACAAGATGCTTTTGTGATGGCTACCCAGCAGACTATCGTTAAAGAAGTTGAGAAGCGTACTACTAAATCTAAATGAAGAACGCTTTGATCTTGTTTAGCTTGTGCCTAGGAATGACAGTGGGGTTTGCTGCTAATGAATACCGACACATGCTACAGCACATCGAATGTAATAGTTATAACACCAAGCATTCTTTGTGGGTTGGTTATGTAGCAAAGGATAATCATGGACAGCTACGTTGCTTTTGGTTAGAACAAGAATATCCTAATCGGATTAGACAAGGAGTACCAGTGTAGTGATATGGAAATGTCCTCCATTAAATTTATTTAATTGGAATAACTTTTGGAAATGGAATTCAATGAGAAAGATTATTCTCGATATAGAAACAAATCTTAAGCATGACAAGATATGGATGTGTGTTACTAGAGAAATAGGAGGAGATGTACAAGTATGGAAGGAAGCAAGCGGACTACAAAAGTATTTGGACAGTTGCGATTTGATTATAATGCACAACGGAATATGCTTCGATGCCCCAGTACTGAGAAGGAACTGGAACATTACGATGAAGCAGAACCAGAAGTGCGACACGCTCGTACTAAGTCGCCTCCTAAGTCCAAGTCTAGAGGGAGGACATAGCTTAGATGCATGGGGTCAACGCTTAGGTTTTGCTAAGGGAGACTTCAAAGATTTTGATTCAGGTTATTCTGCTGAGATGGAATCTTATTGTATCCAAGATACTTTAGTAACTGAGAAGTTGTATTTACATTTAACTGCTGAACTAAACGCAAAGAAATTTGAAGAAAGGAGTATTAAACTTGAGCACAATGTACAAGCGATCATTGCTAAGCAAGAAGAAAACGGATTCAAACTCAACGAGAGGAGTGCTATCACTTTTCTTACAACGCTGCAAGGTAAGTTGGCTGTTCTTGAAACTGAGCTTCAAAACATTTTTCCAACCAAGACAATCTTACGAGTCTCAGAGAAAACAGGCAAGCCTCTCAAGCCAATCATCGAACCCTTCAACCCAGGTAGTAGAAAGCAAATCGGTGAAAGGCTCATCGAGAAAGGCTGGAAGCCAGAGAAGTTCACAGAGAACGGTCAAGCAATCGTCGACGAAGGGACGCTCGAAGGCTTAGATTTTCCTGAAGCAAAAGCTATTGCTGAATATTTGTTACTACAAAAAAGAATAGCACAGATTAAATCTTGGTTAGATGTAGTACAACCTGATGGTAGGGTACATGGTAGGGTTATAACGAATGGTGCAGTCACTGGACGAATGACGCACCACAGTCCTAACATGGCACAAGTACCTAGTTGTGGTAGCCCCTATGGAGAAGACTGTAGGGATCTTTGGATCGTAGAGAAAGGATATAAGTTAGTAGGTATCGATGCCTCAGGATTAGAACTGAGGATGCTTGCTCACTACATGAAAGACGATGCGTATATTTATGAGGTCACACAAGGTGATATCCACACTGCCAACCAAAAAGCTGCTGGACTCGAAACACGTGCTCAAGCGAAGACGTTTATCTATGCATTCCTCTATGGTGCAGGGGCTGCCAAGATCGGGAAAGTTGTGGGTGCTGGAGCAAAAGAAGGACAAAAGCTTATTGATTCTTTTCTGGAAAACACACCGAAACTACGAGTACTTAGGGAGAAAGTGGCTAGAATTAGCAAGTCGGAAGGATCACTACCAGGTCTTGATGGACGCAGACTACACATTAGGTCTGACCATGCAGCACTCAACACACTTCTCCAAGGTGCGGGTGCGATTGTCATGAAGCAAGCTTTAGTAATCCTAGATGAACGCTTAAGCAAACTAGGTATTGATTATAAATTCGTAGCTAATGTGCATGACGAATGGCAGATTGAAGTAGAAGAAGCATATGCAGATATGGTAGGTAAATTAGGAGTACAAGCTATTGAGTCAGCAGGTCGTGTATTAGAAATGCGATGCCCCCTCAGTGGTGAGTACAGAGTAGGAAATTCATGGAAGGAAACACACTGATGGATGAAATTAAACACGCAGTACTTAAACTTCTAAGACAAGGTAATCATGTGTCGACTGTTCGATCACTGCTACGTGAAGCAGAGAAAGAATTAGATCAAGCACAGGAATACTTAGAAGCTGTCAAAGAAGCGGACTTTGCACCATGAAATTAGCAGAGTTACCTGAGCAGGTAGAACCACTGGTTATCTTAGGAGACGACAATAATTACTTGACTGTCTATACTTGTATGTCTAACGAAGATACTATTGAATTGCTGCGACGATCCTTGCAAGTCCTTGAAATGGAACAGGAACAAGCAGATATAAATTTGCATTTGCATTAAAAGTATGTTATAATATATGTGTAGTTATTTACTAAGGAGAAATAAATGGATCAAGCAAAACCAGTACCAATTAAAGCCGACCTCTTCTGGGCTTCATTAAACGAGAAGAACAAAATCTCTGAGAAGTTCCAGGTAGATCTGTGTAACTTATCTAAGGATGCTGTCAAGACTTTGATGGACATGGGTATCAATGTAAAGAACGATGCTGCTAAGCCAGATCAAGGATTCTTTGTTACTGCTAAGAGCAAGCTCTATCCTATCCTCGCAGTGGATGAGAAGGGTTCTCCAATCACTGTTAAGATTGCTAACGGATCTAAAGGTGTAGCACTTATCAAGCCATACAATTATAATGTTGGTGGTAAGAAAGGTGTAGGAGTTGGCATCAGTAAGATTGTAATCAAGGAGTTGATCGAGTACACTCCTAAAGGTGTTAACCTAGCTAGTATCGAGGAAGAAGCTCTCTAATGCAATTAGCCCTCATTGATGGGGACATCCTAGTATATCGCATTGGCTTTGCTTCAGAAGGTGAACCAGAGTCAATAGCGATTTCTAGGTGTAGTGAATTCTTAGAGAACCTAATTCTCTTCAATGGCTTTGAAGATTACAAAGGGTACTTAACAGGTAGTGAGAACTACAGGCACGAGATAGCTAAGACTGCTCCGTATAAGGGTAATCGTAAAGCTGCAAAGCCTGAGCACTACGAACTCCTCAGAGAGTACATGCTTAAGTCATGGAACTTTGAACTGATCGTAGGACAAGAAGCTGATGACGCTATGGGAATTGCAGCGTATGCTCTTGAACCTGGTGAGTATTGTATTTGTACTATCGATAAAGACTTAGATATGATACGAGGAGATCACTTTAACTTTACTAAGGATCTCCGATATTATGTGACTGAGGAAGAAGGCATCAGGAATTTTTATAAACAGATTTTAACTGGTGATAGGGTCGACAATGTTATTGGGCTTAAGGGCATTGGAGAAGTTAAAGCAGAAAGAATACTCAAAGAATGCAAAGACGAAAACGAAATGTATCTTGCTGTCCTGGAGGCTTACAAAGGCGACGAAGCAAGGGTGCTGGAGAACGGACAATTGTTATGGATAAGAAGACAGTCAAACGAAATCTGGAAACCTCCAAAGTTATCTACGTCCAGTGGGTCGACGCAGTTGCCGACGCAGGATGGGAAGACGAAGTCAAAGCAGAAATAGATCTTTGCCATACTGTAGGATTCTTAATTAGCGAAACAAAAGATGCTCTATGTATTGCGTCCACAGTGTCTAAAGATAATAGTAACGCTAGGATACACATACCTAAGGCATGGATAAAGAAACGAAAGGTAATGAAGTTTGAAACCACAGTCAGCAAAAGCAAAAGGAAGAAAGCTACAGCAGTGGGTGAGAGACCAGATACTCCAACGATTCCATACGCTGAGCACTGATGATGTCAGAAGCACAAGCATGGGAGCGAGTGGAGAGGATGTTCAGCTTAGCTCGGCTGCTCGTAGTGTTTTTCCTTTTCAGGTTGAGTGCAAGAATCGTAAAGCTATTGCAGTCTTCAAGGATTATGAACAAGCTCAGACGCATGGACTAGTCGAGCCACT